CATTGGAACTTCACAGGTCAATTGACATTCGGTTTGAATGACCTAAGCCTTCCATACAACACTGCAAACAGGTATCCGAGGATGCGTTACTGCATCATGCTTTCAGCGAACGATGTCAGGGTGTACGAGTATGGTGGGCTGAAGACAACGGTCACTGTTCCGTATAATCAGATGTTCAGTTGGAGAATCATGTCTAAAGAGAATCCTGCAGGTTCAGGGATATATACCATTGCTTATTGGTATTCCACGAACGATGAGGCAACATGGACGCTTCTTTATTCTTCCACGTTGAATCAGAATGGATTGGACTTGTATCCCGATTGGGCGACACAACAAGGATACTATTGCAAGCATCACCCACCTAAACTATCATATGTCTGATGGCACTTGTAAAGATTGAGATAACAGACCTTGAAGGACAGTTTATCACCTATAACGATGATGACAGTTTCGAGTTCTTCGCTGCGTATGAACTACCTCAGCAGAGGGCATACTACATTCAGGACGGATACACAGGCAGATTGATTGTTCCGTTCGATATCATCGACGAGCCATATACTTGGCTTGATGCCCACATTAGGCTGATTGATGCTACCATCTTGGTTGCACACGGATTGCCTGAAGGACAACCTAATCCTAACGAATTAACACTGTAGCCATGGCAGACAAGTCAAAGATGAAGTGCAACGTGCCACGTTCTTCGGACCGTCCGGGGAAGAAGATGATGGTGAAGGCTTGTGCCAACGGTCAGGAGAAGTTGCTTCACTTTGGAGCCAAGGGTTACGGTCACAATTATTCGCCTGTTGCGAGGAGGTCTTTCAAGGCTCGTCACAAATGTGATGAGGCTACGGATAAGTTGACCCCACGCTATTGGGCGTGCAAGAAACTTTGGGCAGGTCCGGGAGGCTCTACGCAGAGCAGTCCAAAAAGCAGGAAAGGGAAATACTGATGAAGAAGACTTCTGACAGTTGGAAGAGCAAGGGTCACTATCTGAAGGATGGGACTGAATGGAAGGGAAACCAACACGCACATAACGGTCAGGTCATGACAGGCAAGACTCATACTGCCACAAGCAAGAATCTCTACCATTTCATGGACTTGAATGCTGCTGCTAAAAAGAAAGTTCTTGCGAAAGGGAAGTCGAAATGAAGGACGCTTGTTACAAGAAGGTCAAGGCTCAGTACGACATCTTCCCATCTGCACGTGCATCACAGGCTATAGCCAAGTGTAGGAAACAATCAGGCAGTGTACGAAAGGGTGAAGAGGGTACGAGCCTGAAGAGATGGCAGAGCGAGAAGTGGGTTGATACACGGACAGGCAAGGCGTGTGGTGCGGGTGGAAAGAATGAGTATTGTCGTCCTACCAAGAGGGTATCTTCGAGCACACCCGTTACGAAATCAGAGATGAGCAGTTCAAAACTTGCCGCCAAGAAGGCTGAAAAGAGCCGTGTTGGCATGGGTGCAAGGGTTAAAAACGTAACCAAACGATAACCAAAAATGGGAGTGTGTTCGAACACACTCCCATTGTTTTTTACACTAAACAGTACAGACTATGCCTAAGATGAGCAAATTCGAGAAGTTGAGCAGCGGTATTGCCAAAAAGCAAGGTATCGGTAAAGAGAGAGCCAATGCTATTGCTGCTTCAATTGGTCGTGAGAAGTACGGCAAGGAAAAATTCCAACAAATGGCGGCTAAAGGTCGCATGAAAAAAAAGAAATAATTAGATTTGTGGTATGAAGGTCAATGGTATAAGCGGTGCATTGAGCAGCATGATTGCTCGTCCCGAAAAAAGCATGAAGTCCATGATGGGCAACAAGAAGGCTTTGTCTGCAAAATCTTCTTGCCGTGGGTTGAACGACCCATGTATCATCAATGGAACCGTAGGTAAGCGTTTGAGCGAACTTATCTCCAAGTAATATGGTTGAGCAGAGCAAAGGTCTTGGTGACACAATCGAAAAGATTACTACTGCTACGGGCATAAAGAAGGTAGTTGATACCGTGTCCAAGGCTACAGGTGGTGGTTGTGGCTGTTCTAAGAGGCGTGATGCTTTGAACCGTGCCTTCCCTTATGGCAATAAACAAGAAAACAAATGAATCAGAACTTTGGCAAGGCGATGTATTGGTATGCATCTGATGACTATAATCTTCCATACACAGGTGGATTTGTAGTTTCGGGACTTACTACAGCATTGATTCCATTCCAACTCAAGTCTACAGGCTCTTTCCCGAGTACAATCAACTTTGAGCCGGGTGATATCGTGGCATCCGATTATGATTGGGCGGTTGCTCAGGTGCTGAAGCGTCAGGATGACGATACTCTTTTGCTTGACAAGGACATCTTCACCACCATCGGTACTGAATTCCGTGTTTACAAGAGAAACAACAGTGTTGGTGCGACTATCTATAATATAGCAGGTACCGCAAAAGACTTCACGGTAGAGACTCTTGATGTTGTTCCTAAATACTCTGAGCGTCCTATGTTCACAGTAGCATCCAATGCTACGCTTCCTGTCAATGTAATCAAGGTCCTCGATTTGGGAACCACGATGAAGAAATTTTTGCTTTTGTACTGATGAAAGAATTTTTCCTCAATATAGGCATCAACATAGGTTTGACAGTTAGTGGGCTGTTGGGTTCGTTGCTGTTAGTCGGAAAGCAAAAAGGGAAGAGTCTGCGTGAGCAGATTATTTCCGTTTTTGGCGGCACGATGTCTGCAAACTACTTGACTCCCATGGTCATCGACCTGACAGGTGTTGACACTGCATCAGTCCAATATGGATTTGCATTCATAATTGGATTCAGCGGATTGAAGATTGTCGAGTTTCTCGCTGATAAATACCTCAGCAAAATCAAAACAGATAAAGATGGAGAAGACGCTGTTAGCAATTAACATCATCTCCAACGTTATCATGACGGCTTCGGGGACTGTATTCTTCCTGCTTATTTACGGCAATGAGAACTCGTTGGTGTATAAGTGGAAGTTCCTTCAGCATTGGTCATTGAAGTTCGGACTTGCTTCCATGGTAGTCGGTTCTTTGTTGGGAGTCCTTGTCAGTTGGCAACCACCGTTCCATGTTGTTCTGTTGAATGCAGGATTGGGTGCTATTTTTACATGGACATCTATCTTCCATTGGAGGCTTTTCAGAAAGCATAAGGTAAAGAAAGATGGCAATCAGTAATACATTTATCAAGGCTTCAAGAGTGAAGCGTCGTGGTGTTCACGCCAAGAAGAAAACGAGCAGCAACAAGAGCAGCACGAATTACGTCAAACCATATAATAGACAAGGGCGATGAAGATTGTTAATATACCATTCAGTGCGAAGCACTATGTAAATAAAATCACCTCTAAGAAACAAATCTACTTGCATCATACGGCAGGTGGTCCGAGCGGTCAGAATGTTTTCAATTGGTGGGCAAGCAATTCCGAGAGGGTTGCAACGTTCGTGGCTATCTCTGCTGACGGAACTATCGTTCAAGGCTTTGATTCAAACAAGTGGGCATACCATTTGGGACTGAGCGAAAAGCATTTCAATGCTCAAAAACTCAGGTATTTCAACTTGGACCAACTTTCAATCGGAATCGAGATTTGCAATTGGGGTCCTGTTACTGTAAAGGGCACGGGAAGCAAAGCAAAATACTACAACTATGTAGGCAAAGAGTTGGGCAAAGACGAGGTAATCAAATTGAGCAAGCCGTTCAAGGGGTACCAATATTGGCACAACTACACCGAAGAACAGATTAGTTCCTTGAAGGATTTGTTGATTGAACTTAACAAGAAGCATGGTATACCATTGGACTATAACGAAGACATTTGGGGAGTCACACACAGGGCACTTACTGCTGTCCCCGGTGTATACACTCACAACTCTGTCAGAAAAGATAAGTCTGACGTATATCCTCATCCAAAATTGATTGAGATGCTCCAATCATTGACAAAATGAAATATGAGCGTATAGCAGCAGCAGCATTATTAGTTGTCATTGTAGTTTCTTTACTTGTAAGGGGTTGCGATTTAATCGTCAACCCCTTTACAAAATATATACACAAGTATATAAAGGGTGATTCCATACCCTATACTGTGTACAAGGATAAGCCTGTCCCGTATGCTGTCCATATTCATGACACGATACCGATTTATGATACGATTTGGACACCGGGAGACACCACATACATACTCAAGCCTGTAGATACTGCACGGATACTGCGTGATTATTTCGCACGTGTGCAATATATTGACACGGTCAAGAACGACAGCAGTGCATTGATAGTCCTGAATGAGACGATATTCAAGAACAGGATAGAAAATAGGGAGGTAATCTTCCAAAACAGGAGGAGGACTGCAATAATACATGAGAACAATCATGCGATTGTGCTTGGTGCAGGTGGAAGTCTCACGGGTATAGATGTTTCAGTAGGCTACAGGAACAAGAGGAACGTGTTCAACGTTACATATTCAAGACTTGGTGTTGGGTTGCGTTACCAAAGGGAGATAGTTATTGGAAAATAATTATATTTGCCCTATACAATCCAATCCAATACAATGGCAGAATACATAGCAGAGGAAGATTTCAAGGCAATCCGTGATTTGCACAGTGAATTCACTAAAATCAATCAGCATATTGGTGATATTGAGTTCCAAAAGCACAAACTTCTGAAGCAACTTGAGTTCATCTCCGACGAGTGGGCGATGAAAACAAAAGAAATGACTGCCAAGTATGGTGATTGTACCATAAACGTACATACAGGCGAGATAAACAAGAATAGAGATGGCAAAGATTAGCACATATCCAATTGATAGCAACGTAACAGTAAATGACATGGTCATCGGTACTGATGCCGAGGATATGAGCATGACTAAGAATTATCCTGTAAAAGACCTTGCTACAACGATAAATTCTTTGAATCAGGCTACACTTCGACTTTATGCAGAGGAGACTGCCAACCAAGGTCTTTCTGTTCTTGACACCCCATATCAAATCAAGTTCGGACCTGCACAGACAGGGGGGATTGTGGATGTGAGTGCCACAGGTACGATTACGTTCAATCAGGAAGGTGCATTTTACGTGAAGTTCTTCGGGAACTTCGATATGAAGACGACAGCCACTCCGGGCAATGGGAATATTTACTTCAGGTCATTGATTAACGGAAATCAAAACGATAATGTAGCATTGATTGAATTGGATACGTTCAATCTTGCCACACCATTTGAGAAGTGCTTCTTTGTACAATCATCTATTGGTTCTACTGTGACCTTTGAGATGTTCCTTTCGAGTATCGGTTCTCAGTCGGGTGGATTGTATGCGGTTACTGTTCCTATACTGTGGAGCAATGTGCCATCTTCGTCCGTTGAAATTTGGCAAATCAACTAAGCCATGGTCGATATCAGGAAAATAGCCGTTGGTCCTGATTACAAGTCGGGAGCCATGCATTACATCGTGGGTCAGCGTGTATTAAATGACACCCAAGAGATTCATCTCATTAAGAATGACCCTGAAAAAAACTCCATCAAGATATACATCATAAATGATAAGCAGGAAGTAGTCTTATGGAAGGAGTTCAACAATACAGTACCTATAGCGATAGAGTACAACATCAACATTTGATGAGGTCTCCACATTACTTCATCACTCGACCTGTGAGTGGTAGTAGGTATAGTAATACAAAAAACATAGGCGGTATTGAACTTATCGTCAATTCATCTGAAGAGGACCACAGGTTCTCAAACAGATATGCTGAGGTTCTTGAACTGCCTTTAGGCTATGAAGGACCAATCAGTGTTGGTGATACATTGCTTGTTCACCATAACACTTTCAAGTTTTACAACGATATCAAGGGAAACAGGAAGAGTGGTAAAAGTTTTTTCAAGGAGGATATATTCTTGATTGAGCCTGACCAATTCTTCATGTATAAGCATGAAGGTGAGTGGCACGCTTATGACAGATACTGTTTTGTCAAGCCTATCCCACCATTGAAATACTACATAGACAAACCTGTATCGGAAGAACCACTGATGGGGGTTATGAGATATCCGAACAAAAAACTCATGGATATGGGTGTCATGCCGGGAGATGTAGTTTGCTTTGCTCCTGATAGTGAGTACGAGTTCAACGTAGACGGTGAGAAGTTATACAGGATGTTCGACCACCACATTACTGTCAAGATATGATAATAATCACGATTGATAATGTAATCAAGAATCCCGACAGTTATGTCGATGATATTTTGTCCAAAGACTTCGTTGATTACAATGACAGTGTCAATACGTTCAAGGGTATTCAGCCGAGGAATGATGACGAGTTCGAGAACTTTGTCAAGAATTACTTCAACATAAAACTGTCCATGAAGTTTGATACTGCGTACAACTTTGTAAGGCAGTCACCGTTCATGCAGATTGAGCCTAACTTTATCCATACGGATGAAATGATGGGTGATATCACAGCGATACTATACCTCAACAAGTTCCATCCTGATAACGAGGGCACCATAATATATGACGAAAGTCATAATCCGATGTGCACCGTTCACATGAAGTACAACAGGGCGGTTGTATTTTCGTCCCGTGTACCGCATTCTCGTGCTGTTTTGGAGAACTTTGGTGAGGGCAGTGACTCGAGGTTAATTCAAGTGTTATTCTTAAAGCATAGATAGTGTATGGATGCCAAGGAAATCAAATTAAATATAATCAAGGCGGGGTATAAGGCAGTTCAGGAATTGATACGTGTAGCCAAAGAAGACATCATCAAGCCTGATGGAGATGATGAGTTGGCGGCAGACAGACTGAAAAATGCAGCAGCCACCAAAAAGTTGGCAATATTTGACGCTTTTGATATCTTAAATAGAATAGAATCTGAAAAGGCATCATTGGAGGAAAATGAAAAAGGACAAGAGAGGGTCGACAGCAAACAAGGATTCGCTGAGAGAAGGTCCAAGTAACCTATATAAGATAATCAGCAACGGCATACCCAAGTCGACACTCCAATCAAGGAATAGGAGCAAGAGTTGGGAATACGGTTATGATGATGAATTCGACATGGTAATCATATCCAAAACGGGTATGATTGGGGATGTTATTCATATTGAAGGAATAAACATTGCTCTTCCTGCATACAATGAATCAGAGTGTGTTCGAGCACACTCATCACCATCCGAGCAATATTGGAGGCGTGAAGAACTGCCTAAACCGTTGGCTAACATACAATCCATATTCCAATGGAATGAAATGCCAAAGGAGTTCAAGAGCAAGTGGATTGATTATATTGAAAGGGAGTTCGATAGGCGCGAGAATGGCTTGTGGTTCATGAACAATGGTGAGCCAACCTACATAACAGGCTCCCACTATATGTATCTCCAATGGTCTAAGATTGACGTTGGATATGCTGACTTCAGGGAAGCAAACAGGATATTCTTTATTTTTTGGGAGGCTTGCAAGGCTGACCCGAGATGCTTTGGTATGATATACCTGAAGATTCGTCGTTCAGGATT